TTCTCGCTCGACAGCAGGGCAGACGGGTGCGAAGTTGTATCACTACACCGACCTTATCGGAGTGGAAGTGGACGGCACGGGCGGCAACGTGAGCAACGAGCCCATCATGTTTCGCGTCACCATCACAGAGGTCAGCGGCGCAGCAACCTTCTACGGTCAAGGCCTCATCAGCTACCGGCTTATCGCAACATGAGCGTCCTCAAGTTCTGGGACCCGACCACTGGTAGCTGGGCACCGGTGCTCGTCGCTCAGTCACCCGATGCTTCAGGCACGAGCTTCCCAGCCAACCCCGGAGTCGGGCAGCGCTACTTTCGCACGGACATCCGCAACGGGATGGGCTTCGTGTGGGACGGCACCCGTTGGCTCTCGGAACAACAGTTCCAGATAAGCGCCGACATCCCCGGTGTGACGGCTGACTATCAACCGGTCTGGACCGCCATTCCCACCGACTACCCCATCTGGCTAGAGGCGTGGGAGTCCATGATTTACCTCGCGCCCGCAGCCACGTGGGTCCTCAACGTGGACAAGATTCTGTGGGACGAGAGTGCCTACGCGAACATCGTCAACCGCTCATCGGCGGGCCTGACGGCTGCACGCTGGTACTCCTACCGCGACGCCATCGGCGTCGTCTGCGACGGCACGCTTGGCAACAGCAGCAGCAATCAGACTGGCATTCGAATTTGGGTCGATGAGCAGACAGGCACGTCGGGCTACTACGCCGGGGTGCGCGTCTACTACCGACTCATCGCCACATGACGGAAAGGAGGGGCTTGTTGCAAACGGTAGGAGGTAGTGGCTAGCGGCAATGGAGAGCAGCGCCTGTATGCTTGGGTCCGAGTCTTCGGAGCCGTCATGCTGCTGATTACTGTTGTCCTTACAGTCTTGGCCGTCATTATCTTTCCGGTGTTCGTAGAGGGGTACGCAATCTCAGAGGGAACTATAGTTGTTATCCTCGCTAGCCTCTCTACGTCAGCACTTGCATTGGTCAACGTGCAGGTTATCCTGCACCGTCGGAACGGGAACGGAAGTAAGGACGGATGACGCTCATTACAGATGCAGGCTTGGCCCTCATTAACAGTCTCCTCTCGGTGGCCATTCTCGGGCTAGTCCTTGGCCTGTCGTGGTCTCTGCGTCACTACATGCCCCTGCCCTTGCTCAGCAGGAAAGCAGAAGCACCCCGTCGGCTTCACTCCATTGCCGGCTCCATTGCCCTACTGCTCTGTGCTGTTCTAGGAGTTGTAACGTCGACCGGACCCTTGCTGCGAGTAATACAAGTCGACTGGACGGTGACGCTCCAAGTCGTAACTCTTTCTCTAAGGCTGGCTATCCTCATTGTTCTGCTTGCGTGGGTTGCAGCAGCAGTGCAGGGTAGCATTACTCGTCGCTGGCCAAAGCTGGGAGAGCGTCTCGACACTTGGCTCAGGATAACGGAGGATTGGAGGCACACGACATGAACACTGCCGAGTGGCACGCTAGAGTTGTTCGTATCTTGGAACAGCGGAATCGCTATCAGTTTGGACAGCCAGACGATAGCCTCGTAAAGGAGGGTGAAGTCGCATGCGCTGACACCTGCATTCAGCTTACTGTTCTTCTGGTCAAGGGAAAGCGCGTTAGCCTAGATAAGGTGAGGCAGCGAAGCGGAGCGCCTCAAGACATCCCGCTGACGAGAGACCAAGCTCTTCGAGCACTACACTCCTTTGGCCTGCCCTATGTGGCTCGGTCCGACCTTGGTGCAGCTGGCATCCTCCAGGTTGCACGAGAGCGCGGGCCAGTCATTATCTGCGAGAAGTACTGGGCCCATCCTCAGTGGAAGGGCTACTCATACGCAGGCAAGACGCTGAATGGCTTAGCCAAGAACGGCTCAGGGAGGACCGTCCGCCCTGGGTTTGCACGGCCAGCCAAGAAGTCAGGTCTAACGCAATGGACGTTCCGCGACGGGCACGCTGTTCTCGCAGCCGCCGATGGCTGGGAAGGACAGGAGCACGTCGGCTTCATCCGCGACCCCAACCACAACAGCCCTGCACGACCGGAGAGACCTGCCTATGACATCGTTAGCATGGCGCAACTCGACCGCATGTTGGAGAGCTGGCCGGGTCGGTTGGTACTGGCGCCAAACGTCGCCTCTTTGGCAACACCCCAGAGTAAAGGAAGGAGATTCCAGAAAAATGGACGTTCCTATGAGTGACCCGACACCCGAGGATGAGGAGGGTGCGGTCGGCGTACCTGATGAGCCGATAGACGACGACGTCGAGCCGGACGATGACGCCGGTGCAGACGACGACAGCACTGAGCTAGACACAGAGGTCTAGAAAAAAGAAAGCCCCTTCCCGTGAAAAACGGGAGGGGGACTTCTTTTCCTTTCTACTCGGTAGCTAGGGTCTGATACCGAGCCACCACCTTTGTGAAGTCCACCGGTTCCATATCAAGGGTTAGCCGGAGGAATTCGTCTAGTGCATTTGCCTCGTCCGTCTTACCCTGCTGGGCTAACTGCCAGATGAGCATTCCGAACACTGCTTCCGGGTCCTCGATGGTGGTTTGCTTCTTGGCTAATCGTTCACCAAGGGTTCCCGCTTCCCATGGAGTGATTTCACGGCGTCCAGTGTGCATGTACACATAGTCGTACCCGCCTGAGTCATCCGACTTATACGTACCGACAACAGACGCTACCTCCCTGCCCCCTTGGCCGCCACGCCTTCGGTCATAACTGACGATGGTTCCCCGTCGTAGCTGTGCCTTACGGCCTGACTTGACTTCCTTCGGTTCTCGGTGTCGAACGGTCTTGAGGACCATCTTGACTTCATCGACGTCGACCATCTGTGGCTTGTTGCCGAAAGCGTGAATACGCTTCTGGCGAATCAATCCGTAGATGGCCTGCGGTCGAACACCGAGTTCCTTGGCAAGGAGTACAGGGGTTAACCGTATGCCCATTGCTTACAGACCCTCCTATATGCAGTTGTTAAGGTTCAGCCCTAGTGCGGTTTCCCGGGCTGATTCTATTATAGTGTGGTTGGTCAACATGGGCAACGACGGTGAAGGTTTCTTCATCTTTGCAGAACAGGCTTGACTACCCCTAGCAGCCGCTCTATAATAGGAAAGACAACCGGGGAACAACCCCGGAGTAGTAGCAAAGGATAACTGAATATGAACGGTACCGCAGGAGACGTTCTCCGCGCCATCCGAAGTGGGCAGCTGGACAACAGCCTGGATGCTCTCACGGTTGCCATCCGAGAACGAAGGCAGCGGGCCGGGAAACACACGATTGCCGAACTCACGGTCGGACAGGACGTTCGCATCAAGGGTATTGGCACAGGCGCGAAGTACCTTAACGGTGCTCTCGCTCGTGTGGTTTCCGTCGGCCACTCGCGAGTTTTGGTCCAGATTACCAACATGGACCACGACCCAATGGCGGGGATGTCGTTCAGCAGGAATCCGGTTCGCCGGTTCCGGACTGGGACAAGGGTCTACCTTCATGGTGAGAACCTTGAGCCAGCATACGTCGACGCTTCGGCAGAAGAAGTCAACGAACGGCATCCGCTTCAGCTGCTCGGGGCCATCGACGTTACACCACCAGACGGAGAGGAGGTGGACTGACAACATGGACGAGACTCGTGCAATGCTGGTCGGTTGGACATTGTTCCTACTGGCCCTCGTCGTAGTCGCGCTTGTCATTAGTGGCAGTGTCGGCATCCGCTTCCCATAGCACAAGTCGAGGGGACCCCCTTTACGGGGGTCTTCCCGACTGTTCGGAGACCGGCATGAGAGACCTTCGCCGGCTGGATACACCGGTCCAACCACCGACCGGGGATTACTGCCTCGGATGTGGATACCTGTTCCAGCACAGACGCCAGGCACACCCGTACTGTGATGTCTGCCACTGTCATAAACCGCAAGCCGCTCCAAGGGAACGCAACCGCTGTCGAAACTGCACAAAGTACCTCGAGGACCTCCCACATTGCGGGTGGAACCTCCCCGACATCCTCCTCCCAAGTCAAGGGCACCCCTTTGTAGGAAAGTGCTGCGGAGACCCGGAGTGTACCTACGGTGAGCGACATCATGACCAGCCGTCTTAGGTGGAACCCCGAGACGAAACGCTTCGAAGGGTGGGGACAGGCAGACCTGGACTTTGGCCATGACGAACCCAGGTATGGACCCAAGCCTCCGTTGCCGAAGTCGCCCGGTAATGGCACAACGCATAGAGGCAGACGTAAGCAACGGGGTTCTTGTTCCGCCTAAACTCCGCTCGTTCACGTCGACCTTGAACCATTAACCCTCCTTAAGGGCACCCCATGCTGTCCCGGTTGTCATAGATACCTCAAACGGGATATCAGTATGAAGTAGCCGCTTGGGGGTCTCCGACATTACGTTCCTAACCTTCTGTCCAATTCGGCCTGTATCGTACCCCTCCGGGACTTCTACCAGGATGCTGTCATGAACCAGGTTAACCACCTTGCCTGAGAAGCTCTTCAGGTAAGGCTGAATACGCATTCCGGAGATAAGGGTCAGGTCGGATGCAGTAGACTGAATGGCGAAGTTAGCCGCCTCATTCTGCAGGGTATTCAATGTCTCTCGGGTTACTAGACCAAATCGCCTTCTCCGCCCAAATGGGGAGGCTAAGGTCCGTCCGTCGACTACTGCTTGGCGCTGCTCCATTAGGTACTTGTGTGCAACGGGGAACCGCTCAAACCAGCCCCGAATCATCGAGGCCCCTTCAGCCCTCGGAATCTTGAACTCGGCTGCAATGGAATCAGCGCCTCGTCCGTAAGCAATTCCGAAGTTCACGAATTTGGCTCTGACCCGTTCTTCCTTGTCAAAGCCCGGACCAAAGAGAGCCAGCGCGACTTCGTCGTGGAGGTCACGCCCTTCGGTGTACACACGGATGAGTTCAGGGTCCCCCGAAAGCAGGGCCAGGACGCGCAGTTCCACCTGAGAGTAGTCGAACTCAAGGAACAGTGCTCCGGGTGGAGCCTGGAAGATGTTGCGGATAGTTTGTCCCCACCTACCTGAGGTAGTCCTAGGGATGTTCTGCATGTTCGGGTTCCTTGACGACAGCCGGCCTGTTGTCGTCCCGTGAATCAGGTAGGTTGAGTGAACCCGACCGTCTGAGTTGTCGATAGCGTCCCTGATGCCGTAGGCATAGGTGCTTAAGGCCTTAGATGTATTCCGGTAGGATAGGAGTCCTGAGATGAACTTGTGCCGGGGTCTTACATCTCTTAGGACAGTTTGGTTAGTAGTTACCTTTCCCTTCCGGTCCTTAGGGTTATACCCTAGCTTCCGAAGTAGCCAAAGAACTTGCTTCGGAGACCCCGGATTGAAGTCACGGGGTGTCTTAACCGCACCAGTTTCCCGAGCAAAGGTCTGAGGGTTCCACCCAGCCTCTGTTGCAATCTCCGTTAGCTGCCTAAGTTTTGCCCCAAGCTCTTGCATAAGCTCGCGCTCTAATTGGTCAAGCTGCGGTCCTGCAACCCATACCCCTTGGGCCTCTACTTCCTCTAGGAATGCGGAAACGGGGATGAACAGATTGGAGTACAGCTTGTCCAGCCCTACATTCCGCGGTCTCGACACTTCCTTTTCCAGGATTCCGTATATCTGGAACGTCGAGTCTACATCCCTGGCTCCATATTCAAACAGCACAAGGGGAGGTATCTTTGCGAATGAGTCTGAACGCTTCGGAACGTAGGGCTTTAGTGCCTGCGAATAGTCGTCTGACCCAAGCAAATCTTGAGCGAGTTGCTTCAAATCATGCGTCCCTCTCTGCTCATTGAGGGCGTAATGCATGAGCATACAGTCATGGTCGACCCGGGCAGGAAGCCGATGGGCATGGAAGAAGGATGCGTCAAACTTTCCGTTATGCCAAACCCACTTCGGCCCAGGTGAACACAGGAGGCGTCGAAGCTGGGGGTTGTCCAGAAAGGCAGTCGGCCTCCACTTCCAGTAAGTAAGGTACTTGGCGTCGAGCGGGATAACAACGGCCTTGTTTTTGGCCCAGGAGACTGCCAGACAAAGTATTCGGTCGTTGCGCGGATTAAACCCGGTGGTCTCGATGTCAGCTGCTAGGAGGGGCTGCTGCACGAGGAAGTCAACAACACGTCGCAGTTCGGCACTACTTCGGATAACCCACTTCCGCACCTTCCCTGGGTCCTTTGGCTTTGTACCATTGAGCAGTGCTGCAACATACTGGACGTCGCTAAACCACCTTCCGTACTCACCGTTGTTCCGCAGGAGAGCTGCCGGGTGAAATGTTGGGACAACTAGTCCGTACGGAGTCTGGATTACCTTCCCCCGTACTTGACTAATCTTGAGGTTGGTATTCCCCGTCAGGCTTCGGACTGCCGAGTTGCCCAGTGCAAGGATAACCCTCCGCGGCGAATTCTGAACCTCCTCTAGGAGACGGGGACGACAAGCAGCGAGGGCACTGAGCTTTGGCGGTGCATCGGTTGGCCGACAAAGCATTGCATTGGTTACGAACGGCTCGACTTCTGCCCCTGCTCGCTTGAGCGTGGCTTCAAGAAGCTTCCCTGATGGCCCGATGAACGGGACGCCTTTGCGGATTTCGAGTGTACCTGGGGCTTCTCCGACGATGACGAACGGACTGGTGATGTCTCCGCGGGTTCCGCATGCACCTCCGGTGTAGGGACAGGCATCACACCTCTCAACCATGTACGAACCTTTCGGACGTTCTGGACCACGAGGTCATCAATACGACTGAGTCCCCAGTAGTTAAGGGGGCGCTTTCGATGTTCAGGGTTGATGTCCGGGTCATCCCAGTATGCTTCGATGGGGTACCCATATAGCCCGAACCAGATTGGCATTGCCGAATCAATTCCGATTACCCCTTCCATGCGTGCGCAGTTGAGGTCATCAAGGACGTCATCCGAGAACCCGAGCAGGTGAATCGGTTTTCCGGTTCCCTCGTACAGCTGGTGAATGATTTCACTCCGTGTTCCTACCCGTGCAACGGAATGACGGGGCACAGCAAGTACATCTGCTACTTTCGCAAGCTCCAATCCGCAGATAACAAACTCTTCCAGGCTCCGTCCCTGTGCAACCCCCATTAGGGTAACTTCGGCATGAACCTCTCCGTACAGTTTTGCTGCTTCCCGCGATGCTTCTAGCGTCGCCTTCTTGTTAGCAATGACATCCGGGAGCACAACTGTCTTCGCATGTAGGAGTTGGGCTGCTGCCATCATCACTCCAGGAGGGAGTGCGTACCCCTGTTCGATGAGCCCGTTATCCAGGGTAATGTCAACGCCTTGTCCGGTTTCCCGGAGCCGGCGAAAGAATGCTTCGTACCGGAACGGGTCAGCCATTACGACGTTGGCAACGGTCAACAGGCCATCTGCTAGTTCACCGTGCGCGTTAAGCTGGGCCAGAACGGGTAAGGGGGCGACTGGAAGAAAGTTCGGTAGTGGCAGTGGCATCGGCTCCGGCGTAGAATGCATAGAGGTGCTCAATGAGGGTAAGTCCGTAGGACCCTTTTCGGTCTCGGACAAACTTGGAGAGCTGGGATGCATCACAACCAATTTCCTCCGCTAGTTCCCTTAGACCAAGTGCTGGCCGACGACAGGTCGGGCAAACTGACAGGTCCTCTAGGACGAGTGTTCGAAGCTCATCAGCTAATTTGCCCACGTGCAAGCTCCATGAATTCAGACCGAACGATGGGGTTCAGGAGGAACTGTCCTTTAAGTGCACTAACCGTAGTCCATGTATTCGGTGCGTGAACCCCGCGGACCGCCATACACCCGTGGAGTGCACGCGTAACGACACCCGCACCGATAGGTCGGAGAACATCGCTAATCGTGTCAACGATACGGTTAGTAATATCCTCCTGAGTTGTAGGCTGAAGCTCACCCGCTGCTTGTACGAGACGTGTGAGTTTGGAGAGACCCACGATTCGTCCGTTCGGGACATACCCAACCACCGCACTTCCGAAAAACGGTAATAGGTGGTGTGCACAGAGTCCCTTGAACGGGATGTTACCCTGGACAACCATGACATTCTCGTCTACCTCCTCAAAGCCCGTTGCCAGGATTTGGGCTAGATTATGGTTCTGCCGAAAGCTCCAGAGCATAGCAGCTACGCGCGATGGGGTTTGGTCAAAGTGTTCCCCTGACAAGTCGAGTTCGGACAGAATGGCGCGGACAAATTCCTCGAGGCCAACTTCTTCCATCCGAATAGGTTCACCCTGAATCATATCCCGGATAGCTTCGGCGTCCTGTTCCCACTGTTCGAGAGACCGGTACTTTCCCTTCTCAACTGACCCGTACCGGCGAAACAACTCCGTAGCAAGTCGGTCTTCCCTAGAACCCACGGCCGTGTCCCCAGATGAGTGCATGGAGTTGGGGAAGGACGCGGACTCCGCTTCCGGCGAAGACGGAATCTCGGCCGGCTTTTTCTGCCAACCACTGAAGCCGTCCGAGAAGAGTATCCCGAGAGTCAATAGTTCCTCCCGCGAAAGTTCCCCTAAGTCCTCCCATGAACGTTCCGACTGAGAGGAAGAACGGGACTTCTGTGAATACCTCCCGGAGCTTCCTGGCATACTCGTAGTCCTTCGTGTTGAATACAACGACCTTCAGGCACCAGGAATCCTCGGCAAAGAACACCTGTACCTTTTCAACGAATGCCTGAGTAACCTCAAGGGGCGTTTCATTTCCTGAACTGGGCCCCTTTGGCGAGACAGTCAGGAAATCCAGGTACTGTAACCAGTCCTTCCAAAGGGTCCCCTGCGTTTCCGCCGCAAACCTGAACCCGAGAGGAAGGGCTAGGAGGATAAAGTCGTTCAGCTCCAGAAGAGCCGGGTTGCCCCCTGAAAGTGTTACCCATTGGGCGTAAGGAAGTTCCTCGAGCCGGTGTACAATGTCGAGGGATGTTAACCTCTCAGCCAGGCGAACCTGTTCCGGCAAAACCGCATGAGCTGAATCGCACCACGCACAACGGTAGTCACACCCCCCAAAACGGACGAAGTGTGTTACCGTTCCAATCATGGCTCCTTCCCCCTGAATTGTCGGACCAAAGATTTCGGTTACGGGGAAGGTTTCAGTCATGGGTGTCCCCTCGGCTTCCCAATGGCAGTAGGGTCGTCATTTAGCAGTGGCATCCGTTCTTCCCGGAGGATGGAGATGATGATGAGGTCGTAGGCTGCATCGTCAAGCAGCGTTGCTTCGAGCGGCTCGTCAGGTAGCTGGGAATTGGCTGGGTTGCTGACTAGGGACTTGATGCGACTCCACTTATCGTTCTTCCGAACCATAATGCCCCTGACAGTGTCAACGCCGAACTCCTGTGTCCCTCGAAAGTTTCCCCACACATCCTCTAGATGTCCGGAATATCCGGCAGCCTTTGCTAGGTGCATTTCCCACATTTCCTTCAACAGAAGGAGGTAGGTATACGACTGGGGACGTAGGTCTTCTGGAATGTCGAAGCAAACCCGTTCAGCCGTCATTCGTAGTACCGCACGACGTTTCCGGCTGCTTCTTCGACCTCGACGAAGGTCGGAGCAATTCGGAATGCAGTGAGCAAGCGGTTGTAAAGTGTCTGAGCAAACACTTCGGCCGAGGGTGGGGAGACTATGTCGTTCAGGTTCTGATGGTCGTACTCACGGATGAGGGCTTTGACTTCGCCAAAGCCGGGACCCCAGCCGTATTCGTCCAAGCGGGCGAACCCGAACTGTACAGTGACTTTCCAATCGTGTCCGTGCATGTTGTAACATTTCTGGCCAGGAGGTCCGTTCGAATGGGCAGCTGCAACTTCAACGGGACCGATGGTTGCAATCCAGGTCATGCCGTATGAACCTCCTCATACGTTGTGGGGTCGGGAACCTTGGCCAGCCGAAAGGCTTCGATGCGCTCAGTACATGTGCCGCATGTCCCACAATGACGCAAGCGTCCCTTGTAACAGGACCATGTCTTGTGGAGTGGGACACTTAAGTCGAACCCCAACCTGACGATGTCGGCTTTGGTTGATGCTTCGAAGGGTGAATACAGCAAAACCTTGTTGTCGTTCCCGAGCAGCATTGCATGCTGGAAGGCCAGGATGAACTCAGGACGGCAGTCGGGATAGATGTAGTGGTCGCCGGCATGCGCACCAAAGGCAACTTCTGGAGCTTGGTCCGAGATGGCAACACCGAAGGCAACTGACAACATGATAGCATTCCGGTTGGGGACGATAGTCGCCTTCATCGTCTCTTCGGCGTAATGGCCATCCGGAACTTCTACCTCAGGATTGGTAAGCGACGTTGCCCCCGGTCCCCGAAGGAAGTCGTGTGTCTCGTTGTCGATGTAGATGATGTCGTGCTTCTGCTCCAGGTCCTGTGCAATGAATCGGGCGGCTTGGAGTTCGCGGGCGTGTCTTTGACCATAGTAGAAGGATAGGAAGTGAACAGTCTTGTTCTGCCCTTTGACCAGATGGTATGCAAGGGTCGAGGAGTCAAGGCCACCACTAAGGAGGGCAACCGAGTCAACCATATTGCCGTGGTTTCCTTTCACGTAGCAAGTATAGCCAGAGGCTCCCAGTTCCCACTACTGGCCAGGTAGTACCGAAGTACGTTTCTGCTTGCAGTTCCGAGTTTCCTCATTAACTGCATTACTCCTCTGTTAAGTGCCTGGGTCGGACTAATCGTTAGCCTCCAACTCAGGACTTTATTTACCCGTCGGACTCCATGCTAACGTCGAAGCGACCCGAACGGGGTGTTTGGTACTCCCCCTACTGTGTGAAGTCCCCGAGAGGGGCCAGGATATCTACGACGTTGTCGGTTGCCTCGCCCTGGTAACGCCCACGACGGAGGACTGCACGACACTCGAGCCCAGACAAAAGGTCTCCAGCATCGTTGGGGCGGAACTGTGACAGGTCGAGGTCCGGCGCAACGCGCTTGATGGACCGCTTGGTTCGTCCAGCTCCGTCTCCTACCAGTACAGTGTAGTACCGGCGGTTCTTTTCCTTCCCTGTGCTGGGGTCAGACAGATGGAGCTGCCAGACCAGCATCGGATTGCCCTTGGCCTGAGAGACGTCAGGCTCAACGTTCTCAATGATGGCCGGGTACGTTCCGTTGGGCCAGATGTCGCGGACGGGCTCTTCGACGTTCTCGAGGTCAAGAACCATGCTGTCGAAGTCGAAGTCCCCGTTGTCACTGTTCCCGGCGTACGACTCGGTTTCCTGGTCCGCGAACGGGTCCTCTTCCTCGTACTGTTCCGGTTCGGGTTCCGCCTGAGGCGGGGGCTGCGGGGCGCGCTGCGCTGCGCTCTGGGCGGGACGTTGCGCCGTTCGGCGAGCTTGCGTTGGCTGCGGCACGTGATGCTACCTCCAGGTTCCACAAATCTTGCATTGTGGGGTTATCGATGTATCTTGGGGGGTTACCGTGGAAACGGTTCTTGGCGTTGAACGACTCGTTAAGTCGGCGAAGGTATAGTCGGCGTGCAGTCTCTCCGTCTACGACGGCTTCTGCTAAGTACCCAACGACATCCAGGAAACCCTGGACTTCTCCGGGAAGCCGTCTGCCCTGGAGATTGGGACGCTTCAGTAGGGTCTTATTGGTTCCTTTTGCCTGCTCCACCTCCATTTCACCTAGGACGATAATGATGTGGTAAGGTAAGTCACGGAACTGCCGAATGAGGAGACGGATGAGTTCGGTGGATTGGTTCCATTCAGCGAACTCTGGGGAGGCGGGAACTGCATCGAGTTGGTATGTCTCCGGGTCCATTCCGAGCAACATGTACATACACAGCTTCTGTACTTCCGACAAGCTGTCAATGATGACAGTTCGGAAGTGGTGAGGTGCAGCTACGTCCTCACCCGGCCGAAGCCACCGTTCCGTCTTGAGTAGGCGTTCCTCATTCCCCTCATCCCGGTACTTTGCGTGAAGGCGAAGGTACTCACGGACACGGGCAAACGTTCGGTAGTCCTTAACCCGAATGCGCGTGATGTCCTGTGACACGATGGCCTTGATTCCAGCCTCAACGTTGATGTACAAGACATCTCGCATCTCCGGAACCCAATGCGCTGTTGATGCAAGGTACGTTTTGCCTGCACCATATGCTCCGTAGAACAGAACGTTAAGATACCCTTCCTCTTCTGTCAGTGCTCCGACCGTAAGAGCGAAGGGTGAAGGCTTGTCGGTAATGTCGGGGACTTGCCTGGGAGCAGGTACTGACGCTGCTCCTGCCGTTCGGGCAGCCTTTACTATTCCTTGCGTTCCGGGGGTTGCTGTTGCTTCTTCGGCTGTCATGGGCTACTCCGTGCTACTGTCTCCGGGTAAACGATACGTTGCCTCCAGGAGTCGTTGTATCCGACCCAGGAAACGTATTCACCGGCCATGTACTCCTCCCACTCTGAACCGTCATCCTTCATGAGACACGGGACCCGGAATGAACAGTCCCAGGAACAGTCACGGGTAGGATTCGGATAAAGGGACAATTGCGGGTTCAGCATGTCGAGGACCTCGTCCGCAATCTTCCATTCTTCATTCTGGGTAAAGGCTACATTGCGCCGCATGATATCTCGCTTGATGAACTTATCCCCGTCAGCCCCTTCCTGCATAGCAAGGTGGTTCATGTACGGGACGTACGACGTAGGAATAGCACCGTACTTCGTAAGCAGGGCTCCAGCAAACGTGTCGTAGCTAACACTTGCCTGCCTGTTCTCACTGAATCCGCCGCGCACGAGCTCCTTTGGAACATCGGGGAAGGCCTTCTTGAACGTCATCCAGATGATGCCTTCAACCTCGTACCGGTCACCATAGAAGTACCGGCCAGCCCAGGTATAGGCCGTTACCTGAGAATCAGTCTCCAGCTTGGCTGAGTCGAACTTAGCAGCCGTCTTGTAGTCCATGATGTACAGACGGCCTTCACTATCGACGCATACCCGGTCGAATGTCACCCGGTAAACAATCTTGCCATCAGCGTCATCGAGTGGGTCTGTTACCCAGGCCATATCCCGTTGCCAAGCACGCTGAACAACAAGGTTGGTGATGTCCAAGTCGACTGATACTTCGACCTGCGGTTCACCATCTACCCAAAGAGTCTGGTACTCATCTCGGCGTCGAAGCCAGGACATTGTATAGTGAGCAAGCATTCCTTCTGCCAGGACCATTAGGTCCTCGGAATCAGCCGGGAGTTCGTGGGGACGAAATGCCTTACTGTATGCAGTGAAGGCATCGAACGCTGAAGGGTAACGCTTGTGCCCGTGGAAGTCTTCAAGGGCAAAATGGAAGCCCGAGCCATACCACAGGGGCGAAGAGGCAGCTTCAGCAACGGGGATTAGGTTCTGGCGTTGGGTACTTTGCCAGTCCCATTTCCGCCGGCACCTTTTGAACAGAAGTCGGTCTGACGTTGACAGGATTACCGTCGTCATCGGACAGGTTCAAAGACTGTAATGACACCGACGATGAACCCAGCCATAAGAAAAAGGAAGCCTGTGTACGTCAAGACGTATGCTACGTCCCGTTTGGTCACGTGCGGTTGTTTCTCCCCTATCTTGTAATTATAGAGCATTCCTCTGGGGAAGTCAAGCCCCCAATTTTGTGGCCTCACGCAGGTGCTTCTGACACTTACACGAAACCGGGGGTGGTGCCGATGGCCCTGCTCCTAACCCCATGAATGTACTACAGCGCGTAGTTTTCGGGTGCCGCATCGACAGCCGGTGTCCACAGTTCGGACAACGGTTCCGAAGCCGTGTGTAATCAGTCGGCGTTCTAGACATTCTGTGTGCCCTCCCCTTCGAACTCTACGTCACGCATAAGCCGAATGAACTTTGCCGTTTCAGGCTTTGCCTGCATGTAACTCTGGTTCAGCTGGCCTACCCTTTGCATGCGCCCCTCTAGGTTCCCCTTGAGCTGCCTGAACGAACTGGGGTCCTGTTCTAACAACCACCTAAGGTCTGCACGAACCCGCGCCCAGCTCCAGTTCGGGAACTTGTTTCCGTAGTCCTGAAGGACCTTGTACTTCCGTTCGAAAATGCGACGCGACCGGAGGAGAGTCCGACGGACCCTTTTGTTCTCCCCCAAGGGTACTGCCCTAAGGAGGTTAATGCATCGCCATAGACGGACGAGCTTGTCGGCTTCTCCGGTTGCCTTTCGGACGTACCGAACGAGGACGAGCACGTTCTGTTCCGGAGTTTCGTGCCAATTACCGAGCAGCCCGACCCTTAGGACTTGCCACTCGACATCGAACAGCGACTCACGTCGAGGGTCCAACTCTGTTACTGTCCGTCGACTGCAAGGTCGTAGCCTGTAACCTCAACCAGCTTATCGAGGAGCCGCGATACCTCGACGTGCTGTGGTGCCCACATCTCGTCAACAAGGTTGAGGTCCTTTGTGTCTGACGAAATGGTACGCAATTCCGGGTTCTGTGCATGCTCCGCATTCTTCTCTATGAAGCAGTGTAGCCCCATCATCACATACTCCATCTCGTCTGCACTGAGGGAGACGTCGTAGGTCTTCAATTGTTACTCCTGCGCTAGTGTTCTCCTATCTCTATTATAGTGCAATTGAGAGGTGAAGTCAAGCCCCTAATTATGTATCCTTCCATGCCGGTCGGAGTAACTGTTCGGGGTCAAGTATGAGCCTTGCCCATGATGTCTTTCGCTCGAGGACTTTTCGTAGATGGCTATCTACAGTCTTGGGGTGTACGAAGTACCGGTTGAGAACGAAGTTGGCTTTGCGGCGACCCGCACTCTCTCGATGCAACCGGTCCTCAGCTTGTACGTTGACATCAGGGCTCCAGTCAAACCCTAAGTGGTACGAGGTCGACGCTGCATTAGCCGTAAACGAAATGGCACTTCCCAGTGACACAAATAAGGCGCGCTCTGGTTCCTGCGCTAGCTGGAAAGAACGGACGTTAGCAGACATCTGCTGTGGCGACATTCCACCCTTTACTACCCAATGCTTCCAGTGCATTTTGTCGAACATGTCAACCAGGAGGGGGAAGACTGACGGGAAGGGTGTGTACACAACAATAGGCTCGCCGTTTGTAACTGCCTGGTCCCTAAGTGCATCAAAGGCAGCAGACGGAGCATCGATGCCAATGAGTGCAGGGTGTACCAGGAGCTGGCGGAGCCGGGTTAGTAAAGCCAACTTCGTTGGAACCGCTAGTAATCCGGTCGTAGTTTCGGTTACCCACTCTTGTGCAAGCTGGGTGTATGCCTGCTGCTGAGCCCTTGCCATTTCGAGCGGAATGAACTGCCTCTGCTTTGGGGGCAGACCAGGTAGTTCGTCTTCCTTCCTTCGCCGCAACATGATGCTCTGGAGTTTCGCACGAAGGGCCTCGTCATTGTGAACGCCCTCTACATGCCAGCCAAACTCGTCGTGCCAAACGGAACAGAACTCCTGGACGAAATCCCAGTATGAACCCCACTGCCCCGGGTTGATGATGTTCAGAAGGGGCCACAAGTCTCCGGCACTGTGACGAATGGGGGACCCGGTTAGGAAGAAATGGTTGCGAGCAGATACATACGTCTTGACGACCCTGAACAAGGTCTTTGCATGCCTGTCCTTGAGCTTGTGGGCCTCATCCCAGACAATGAGGGGCCAATAGGTCCCACTGAGGGTTTCACGGAGCAGGGAATAGTTCGTTACGAAGATACGAGAGTCCCGTAGGCTACTCTGCTTGTGTCGTCGAGCACCCTGGTAGATAACAATCTCAGGGCCATACGGGTCCCAAGTATCTCGTTCATCAGCCCAAACACCAGCTGCCGTCTTGGGAGCAACAACGAGCATCCGGTCGATTCCAAGGCGGTTGGCGGCAACTAGAGCTTGCGCCGTTTTCCCCAGGCCGGGTTCATCTGCCAAGATGGCCCGTCGGGTATGCACCAGGAAATCAACACCAGCTTGCTGGTAAGGCCGGAGGGTGCTCACCGGCGGACGACCCCGAACTCAATACGCTTCTTACTGGCATGCTGCTTGTGCGCACTGTCCCGGCCATCATGAGTAATGCGCTCGATGCAATCGGTACAGATGTCGATGGACCCAGCATACTGACGCCGCCGGTGCCTGGAATCGTCTTCGGCCTTGGGCATGTGGTGAACCAAAGAGTAGTGCATTACTGACTCTTTAGGTTGGCGGCACATGTCACAAATGAGCTGAATGGTCATAGGGGGGTGTCTTCCCTGAGTTCCTCGGCAATGACCTTTTCGGCTTCATTCCACAAGGCAACTTCGTCGCCGGGGCTATACCAGTCCCTGTCGAACTGTTCGGCATAGGCAGCAACGTGTCCCAGGGCTTCTACGATACGCTGGATGTCCGGAGCTAGAGTTAGGTCGACAGGCGTGTTGAAGTCGAACTCTTCAGGGCGTGTTACTCGGGGGTCTTGCACCTGGCACATGTTACGCTACTTTCTGTTCTGCTTGCCACCGACGAAGCCTGCGGATAATGTCGGCAAGGATGCGCCCGCGGTGCCAACAAACGCCACAAATCAGAACACCCTTGGACGGAATGTAAACCCGAGCAGGTGCTGCATCACATACGTGGCAGCCGAACCTCTTTACCACGGTTCCCTTACGACGTACCGTGTCTGTGCATCGTACCCGGGGCCTGGCATCTCTGCAGCAGTGTCCGCAAGCTTGACTTCGGCTGACCGTAAGGCCTGGACGAAGAGTGCCGTGTGACACGGCCAATTCATTGAGTCGAATGTACAGAGGCGCCGACGGGACCTGATATTGTTCGGAACGTGGACGGAGGCAATGGTTTCGAGTTCCGGGGTCATGCACCCTCCTCCTGTGTTTCTGCAGCTACCTTTGGGACTAAGCGACGGACGTACCTGCGGTGGGCATAAATCTCCATACCCTTGTGAAGTTCTCTGGCGAATGGTTTGGTAATGCGAACCCTGACGTAGTCGTGGAGCCCAGGAACAAAACCCGGTCTCTCATCCGGGTCTACGACCTCACCCTTAGCAAGCTTGACCTTTGTGCGGTGGTGACGAACAATGACGCGGTCACCAGTTGCTAAGTCAGGCATCATGGCTTCGTCCCCAGGGCTGCGTCGATGGCGGCGAGGAGGGTGGGGCCACGACCATCGGTCACATCCTGATAGTGGATGTGCTGGACGTGCCACTCTCTCTGCTCATAGACCATCCTGGCTACCAGGTCGGGGGCGTAGTCGATGAGCCGCTCCACCGCGGCGCCGATGGCAGCCTGCCGGGCTAGGGTAGAGCCGGTGGGGTCGATGCGTCGGTAGGCGTCGGCAGCCTCGGTGAGAGGTGTGTTGAGGCCGTCCCTCCCGTACAGGCCGCGTCGCTCGCCATCTGCCCGTGCCAGCGCCACCTTGATGAGCGCCTTGTGCGCCGCCAGCAGCCCCTCGGTGGGCATGGCCGGGATGGTGCTCGCGTCCCAAGGTGGCACTTCTAGCGAGGCCAGATGCTCCTCCTCAGCGGTCCAGTCATCGGTCATCTCACCCATGTGTCGCTCCCTCCTTCTGGGCCTCGTGGGCGGCGAGGGCGTCAGAAAGCCCACGCATCGCGGCGTCCATGTCCTCGTCCGTCGTTGGCTTGCCTCCGGTCTGGTGGACATACCGAAAGTTCACGATGAGGAAGTTTCGCACTGCCTCGGCCAGCGTCGGCGTCGTCGGTTCATCAGGCGCCACGGAATTCCTCTTCGCGGAGTTGCTCAGCTGACTTCGGAACCGTAGGTTCGTGGTCCTCAATTTTGTCTATCTGCTCCTGTATGCGGAGTAATGCCTGGGTGAACGCCTCGATGCGGAACGCAGTAATCTCCACACCCCTAGCAACATCTGTGACTTCGCCTATCATCATGCGGTCCAGTTCCCTACCCAATCGGGATACGGCCTGTCTTAAACCTTCTTCGAGCGCATCTTCGATAGCCACTAGGTTTATTCCGGCCAGAACGACGGTGTAGTCTTTGTCCAGCGGGCAGTCATGTCCAGGCTCACCGTGGGCTGGGTCACCCATTCTGTTACTTCCCTTCCTTGGCTCCTACTATCTATTATAGTGAAGCGTTTTGGGAATTTCAAGCCCGGACTTTTGGTTATCTTTATGGAATACGTACCAGTATACGGCATGTCTGATAGCATCATTAGCATGTGGCTTGTTGACTTGGTACAAATCTAGGGCCTTAAGTCGGCGGTCTGTACCGAAGCCTTTAGCCTGAAATGCCCACTGCAGGGTTAACGGAATTTCACGTAATTCAGCCATGAGCTTGATAGCTCCAATGTACTGAATTGTGGGTACGGTAGAGTTGGTGTGTTGCTTTAGGCGGTGAGCATACACGCGGTAGTTCTCGGCTACGATGTAAGCAGGCTTCACCCAGTCAATCAACCGCGCGAAGTCGGCTAGGTGTTGGACCCTGAACTGAGCAGCTTTCCTTAGCTCAGCTTGGGCAAATACTGCATATCCGGTTGTGTCTCCGGGGTCAAGGCAGAGCAAAAGACCCGAAGGGGGGTTAGCCCTTCGGGTTCTTGCTACGAGTTCCGTGAGTCCGTTACGACTAGTTGTCGTCTGCGGCCTCAGCCTCGTCCTCGTCGAACTCCTCCTCCTCCTCTTCCTCGGTGGCGTCCTCATCCTCGGACTCGGTTTCGGTGGACTCGTCCTCGAGTTCCCCGTCCTCATCCTGACGAAGCGCCTTCGTGGCCTGGAATGCGACCTGATAGGACGTATCCAGGAGGCGGGAGATGGGTCCCAGCTTCCCTGCGAACCGCTCGTCGTCGCCGGTGTACAGCTGACGAATTGCGTCCGCGCGGGCCATGCCCACCAGTTCCTCGAGACCGGCCTCAGTCAGCTTCTCACTGGCTTCGACCATGACTCGGGCTCGACCGGTAGCGTTGGGAGGACCACCTTCGACACCCTTGGTCAGCGCGAAGACGCGCTGGTAGGGGATGTCAAAGTGCTTGGCGATTTCGCTGCGCGACTGGCCCTGCGTCCACATCTCGAGGACTTGGTCCTTGAGCGGAACCTCGGGCTGAGCGTCGACAGCGGCCTCCGTCTGAGGGCCCGTGAGGGCTTCCTTCTTCCGGTTCGGCACGTTGGCCTCCTTGCCTTTCGGCAGTGCGGTGCCTAGGCAGTTGCCTAGACTCTGATTATAGAGCGGGACTCGGGTGAATCCCACTCGGAATTCTCGGACAGCTCAAGGCCTTCGACCTGCACAAGGCAGCTCGAGGCTTCGTTGGACTGGCCTGCTATTCCCCGTTGTTAAGGTGCGGGTCAACCTACTGCGGTTTGTGTGGTTGCCTATACCCGTATTATGAGCTACGCCCACAGGTAAAGCCACGGTCAGATGTCCCAGAACTTCACGACGATTGTCCCGTGCTTTCGCTTGAGTCCTGTGTTATAATCGCAGGTTAGCGTAGCAGGGTACTTGAGGAAACTCACGACATTATAACACAGCCGTAACAGGAAGGCAAGGGCCAAACCGTCCCGAAGTTTTGGGACCTTTGCCCGGGTGCACGCACGCGCTACCTGCCTGAATATGAGGTCATCAAGCAACGCCACCCAGGCGAAGCGAACAACCAGCCAAGGAGGCTCAAGTGAATACCAGGACAGCGAACGGCCAGTTCCGCCGGCTGTCGCAGACGGAGAAGATTCTCCGCGACGCGAACAAGGGTCTGTCGGTTCTGCAGGTCGCGCGGAAGCGCAAGGTCCGCTACCAGACAGTGTGGCGCGCCTTCCACCGGTTCGGCCTCGCGACCAACAGCTAGCCGCCCAAACTGAAGGGCCCCCTTTGCGGGGGCCTTTCATTTTGCCTTCTTCGAGGTGCGCCCAAGCTTAACCAAGGCTCGCGCTACCTCTTGACGTGCCCTACGTCCGCGCTTCCCGGGCTTTGTGATGTCGCCCTGCGCTCTTCGTGCTGCACGGGTTCCTGGGATAGGCTTCGAAGCGTAGTGCAGGACTTCGCCGCCGGGCATCTGAACGGGTGTCGATGCCTTCCGGTCTTGGTCAGCGCTACACCGACCGCAGAGCTGTCCAGGCGCCCTCCTGTCCGCCAGTTCGGCGTTGCACCAGATGCACTTCCCGTGTTCGGCCTTAGGACTAGCGTCGTCATCCAAGCCAAGTGCCTTGCGAATATCAACGCTTGGGTCCTGGCGCTTGTGAACTGGAATCTCCATCCCGCTCCTCGGCTATGACTATCTGGTTCTGGAGAACGTCGTAGGGTGTCTTTCCACACCCCGTACACTCAATGCGTACAAAAAGACCCTTGTTTAGGTGCGTAGCTTCAGAACGGTTGCATTATGACGCTTGACTGGTGTCATCCCGGTGCTCTGTTCGATGTCGTATGCATGGCCCCAGATGTAGCGTCCCAGGAGAATGGAGTTGCTCAGGGTCTTGATAGCGTTGTATCGCTGCTCCGGGTCGGATGTTGCCCATTCTACAACGTCACTCGGGGTTGCTACTGGCGAAGTATGTTCTTCGGCGAAGGCATTAAGTGCCTCAATTACCGGGTCATACTCAGCTACTGTTTGCGCGGTCATTTGTGGCAATTCTGCGACGACGCCCTGAATCTCGTTACCATATCCGATGGCTTCGCCCATCAGTAGAAGTGCCTGTTCGAGGTGAACAAGGCGAAAACCAGACCTGTACTCCGGGTTCCAGCGCTCTTCAACGAGTGTCAGGAACTGTTGCAACGCTACCAGATGTCCAGCTACCCATTGTGTTCTATCCCTAATGCGACGTACGTACCAATTTGAGTCCCTCTCCCCCGATGGAATGGCACGCATGGAGTAGATGAGAGACCGTTGGAGCACATCAGGAGCTGTAAAGGGATTCTTTACTGCTGTTACAGCAAACGCTGCCTGAATCGGAATACGCGTTACCGTCGATGTTGTGTATAATTGTCGTAGCTCAATACTCGGCGCTGGGTCTGTTACTAGCCGCGCTAATTCGTCGTTAAACCGGTGCCAGTAATCTGACCTAACGTTACCCAGGTTGTCTGCAACCCACAATCCGGGCGCTGCAGATACGGCAGATACCCAGCCTCGGAAGTCATCGGGCATACCCTCTAGTTCGGGCTTACCAGTCAGAATTCCGAGGCGAAGGTTGTACAGGAACGTTTTACCACTGTTCGGTTCGGCTACTGCTACTTCCAAGGGAAGTTGGAGACCACGCCATCTGTTGAGCCAGGGTGAAAGATGGAAGACACAGGTTAGGAGTATCCTAGTCTGTTCGATGGTGAGGGATGGAAGTGCTTGCAAATTGAGGGTTGCTAATGCATCATACCAGAGTGAGCCAAGGACATGTGGAACCTTCTCGATAGCTGCCACGAGAGCATCTTCATTGAGCGGAACTACTTGGTCGGGAAGGAATAGAACGTTATCAGTTCCGTTATCCAGTAGTGCAATTTCGTCGGCGGTAATCTTTGCGAGGCGACCATCACCGATTTGCCAATATGCAGCTTCTTCGCTGGCATAGGTTACTCGACGTGGTTCCACCTTATCAATAGTCGGCTGTGTTGCAAACAGGTCAGCAAACCGACTGTTGACTTGGGTATCAGCAGTCTCCAAACCCAGCTTCTGAATGAGCACGGCTCCGAAGGATGTCGACCTTAACTGGCCTGTTTGCTCCAGACGAAACGGGTGAAGTACCTTCGTTCGGGCTTCGAAGAAGTAGTAGTTGTCCTGATTGTCTCGGTAGCGCCTACCCCAGTTGTCGACGACGCTTAGGAGTACTTCGGCGATGCGTCGTATCTGGACCCGGGTTATCTTGGCTTTGTTCAACTCATCCTGTAGCCAAGGCTTCGGATGTGGGGGAAGAGGAAAGTCAGTTAGTGCGTAGTGGAACTCGCTCCTGTTTTCTGCACTCGCACCCAGGTAGTCATCTAACCCTGTTTTCGTGCCTTCATTGAGAGCTGGCATAATGAACTGACCTACGGAAGCACCCTGCTCTGCAAGCCACCAGCCAAGCTCAAACGCCGCTGTCTGGACACCGGGGTTGGATGTAGAGTCGGAATCAAAGGCGATGGTGACTTCTCTTCCGGCCCACTGAATTTCGCGGAACTCAGGGACGACAATGAGCGACCATACCCCCTTGGCGAAGTCGACGAATGCAGTCTTGGGGTTCTCTGGGTCGGGTGTTACGTTGTCGCTCGAGACAGCGAGGCGATGCGTTCGCCAGGATGCTACACCACCTATCCCAACGGTTGGGAATCCCCACTGACACGCAGCGAGTGCCTTCTTTTCCCCTTCCGTAATGACCAGCGGGATATCTGTGTCCTTGGTCCAGTTCTTTGGAAGCAAGGGGCCAGGTGGGCAGTAAGCGTGGTTCGGTGTTCGAGGCTTCTGTAGGTACTTGGGCAAGGAAGTAGGGGCAAGAACCTTAATGCGGTAATGCCCATTGCGCTTCCCGTTTGTGTAGAAGTACGGCAGGAAGTAACCTACCTGCACCTTCTGCAGACGCAGTTTTTCGCTGAGAAGGGGGTTCGACTCTGGGTCCCCGATTTCGGCCTTGAGAATGGTGTCTTCAGTAAGGCCCGATTTAACCAGGTCGTCTAGAGTCGCCCTTGATAGGCGGGCCACCCCTTAGTTGTCAAGTGAAGGGATGGCGCCGTAATTACGGATGAACTCGTCGATGTCCTCCGGCTTCATTTCCATGAAATTGGGCCAGTTGTTAACGTCGGGTGCCAGGGTGTACTGGACGACAGATGAAACACGCCCACCTTCGCGGCGAAGGACCTCAGCAGCTTCGACTACGAACCCGCGCCTAATGAGGTCTTCGAGAGCGTCAGTCCAGTTCGGGTAAGCAGGTCGAACACGGACACTGAGCGCTGCACGCTGGACCTTTCCCTCCCGTTGTAGGGTGCGGAGGATAAGGCGGTGCGGGCCCGAGAACCCGTTATTCTCAGGAACAGTGTTGCTTTGGTCAGACATGTACCTACGGATTTCCTCCTGCGTGAATTGAACTCAATTATAGATGAGGACAGAGGTAGAAATCAAGCGCGGAATCGGTAGTCACCTTCGTCTTCGTCGTCGACATCTTCGTTGCCGGCCGGGGGATTCGCAGCTTCAGCAGCTTTGCCGGCTTCAATCTCGTCACGGAGCATCTGGTTAAACTCCTCTTCCGTCATTCCCCTCTGGTCTTCGTCTTCCTCTTCCTCTCCCTCTCCCTCCTTCGGGGCTTTGGCCTTGGCGTGTGTAGCCTGATATTCAGCGTACTTCCCTTTCTCCCGTTGGTAACGCTCGCGCGCATATTCAGCCATGCAGGGTTTGCAGTATGCTGCACTCGGGCCAGAGAAGTCTGCATAGCGGTGCTTTGTCTCCTTACACCGAGGACAAACTCTGGTTACGTCGTCAGGTGCTAGTGGCAGTCGGCCCACCCTTACTATACTACCTTCCCGCCGTGCATTTGGGGGCGTCTCAGATTGTATGTGTGCTTAAGTGTGATGATGTGCTCCAGGTCGAAGCCTAGGAAGGCTGCGAGGTCCATGCATCGGATGACGACGTCAGCTAGTTCGGATGGGAAGCCTTCAGGCTTGTCTTCTGCGGCGCCCCCGAACCTGAGCTGCATGTCGTTCTGACGGTAGCACTCCATTGCCTCGGCGACTTCTGTAACAATGAGCATGAGCTTGGTCGGGGTGTCTTGGGATGCCGTCCAGAAACCCTTCTCGACGGCGTTCTGGTGAATATCCTCCTGGGACGGAGCATTGGTGAGTCGGAGGAAGTCTGGTGCCTTGACTCGGACCCAATGTCCGGTCTTGGCCGTATAGCGGTAATCCGTCCCGTCAAGGTTGAAGCCCTGTCCGTCGGACGGAGCCCTGGGGAACTGTGCTCCGAAGAACTCCGGAAACGAGCCTGAGTCTTTGTGTACGTTGCCTGAAGACGGGGGACTTATTTCGGAGACTAAATTTGTGTCGGTAGGGTGGTGTTCATGGGGGTCTTCACTGGGGGGTTCCTGGGGGGTTTCCATAATACTCCTTCTGGTGGGGGGCGGAGATGAAAATTCTTTCCACTCACTGCCTTCTCTAGATTATATTAGAGGTATTACGGAGAAATCAAGTCAGCTGTTTTGGTGTGCGTCTGGTTTGGTACTTGTTTGGTTTTGTGACCCCCTAGGGATGGTGGGGGAAAACGCACTTGCAACTTATAATTAGAAAATCGTGTATGTGAAATTCAATTGATTATAACATTGGGTTATTGAATTTTATAAAGCTTTTTCTCTTATAAAGGATACAAGCTAAAAAAGTCCCCCATCTCCACCTTCCTGCTTAGTTGTTCATGAATTGTTCACCACTTGTGGAATTTAAGGTGGAGCGTCTATAATTCAAGTATGGTCAAGGGCGACAATGCACCAAGTCAGGCTTTTACAGCGAAGCCTGGGTCCAAGCAAATCCCTGGAATGCCTAAGCAGTGCACGGCAACCAATAAGCACACTGGGCGGCGTTGTCACAATGACACGGTCGTCGGGATGCGTGTGTGCCGTCTTCATGGTGGAGCCGCTTCGCAGTCCAAGCGGGCAGCCAAGGTGCGCATTAGCCAGCATGAGGCAGGGGTTGCGCTTCGGAAGCTCGGTGTCCCGGTTACGGCTGAGCCGCGTGAGGTTCTGCTCGACCAAGTGTACCTGGCGAACGGCATGCGCCTTGCTACCATGCAAATGGCCGAGCAGATTGACCCTACGCATTTGTCGCCTACGGCATTAGCCAAGGACCGACATCCGGCTCAAGCAACAGTTGACCTAATGGCGGAGTGGAGCGATAGGGCCGCTAGGGTTTCAAAGATGGCCCTAGATGCTGGTATCGAAGACCGTATGGTGAAGTTGGCTGAGAGGCAAAGCGAAGCCGTCGTCCTAGCCATTCGTACGGTTATCTTCGAACTCGGACTACCCGATGACCAGAAGCAGCTTGCGTTCCAGATTGCCGCGAGGGCGCTACGCGAACTGACTGACTCCACCCCCATCGAGGCAAAGGTGGTAGGGAACGGAAATGGACGAAATCCGTAAGGACGGATTTAACATAAAGCAGGTAGCACTCGTCCTGCTTATGGACAGATATTGTCCTGGTGGCGTATTCGTGGTGACCGAGAAGGACTGGGCTTCATACATGGAGAAGTACCCGAACTCGGGCATTGTGTATGACACGGACGCCGATAAGAGGCAAGTCGTCCTGATTAATGCGCATAATGTGATAACAATGTCGGATGAAGTCGGTCCGGTTCAGTAATGTCTGCTATCTCCCCGTTCTCGGATGGGGCAGCTTTGGCTCGTGCGGCTGATATCCTTGACCCGCCTCCTGACCCCTACTTCGAGCGCTTCGACTTGTGGGTTCTGGACTTCATTCGGTTTGACCCTGGTGAGGAACCGACGGAGTACCAGCTCTGGGAGCTTCGTGAACTCCCGGTTGTCAAGCGCATCTCAGTACGCGGGCCTCATGGCCTGGGTAAGACCACTACAGCTGCCTGGGCAGTCCTAGCATTCGCTCTCACTCGAGAGAAGGCTCACAAGGATTGGAAGGCGCCAACCACCGCATCCGTTTGGCGTCAGCTGACAAAGTTCCTTTGGCCTGAGATTCACAAGTGGGCTAGGAGGATACTGTGGGACAAGCTAGGTTGGCGGGGGCCGTTCAACGAACGGACCGAGTTGCTCAAGCTGAACCTCAACCTGGTTTGGGGCCAAGCATTTGCCTTGGCGTCCGATACACCCGAAGCCATCGAAGGCGTTCATGCCGACCAAGTGCTGTACATCTACGACGAGGCCAAGGCCATCGACGCTGAGGTCTACGATGCGACAGAGGGTGCCTTTGCCGGAGCCGGTGAGAGTACAGGTAAGGTTGCCTTTGCGATGGCGAACTCGACACCGGGGCCGACCTCGGGACGGTTCCACGATATCCACATGCGCAAGGCGGGCTATCGGGATTGGACCTGTCGGCATGTAACACTCGAGGAGGCTATTGCCTCGCGGCGTATTTCTCAGGAGTGGGCGGATGCACGCAAGTTGCAGTGGGGCGACAGGTCCGGTGTTTACCAGAACCGCGTTCTCGGCCACTTCGCGTCGGATGATGAGAATGCAGTTATCCCACTGTCGTGGGTTGAGGAAGCAGTACTTCGGTGGGAGGACCAGTCCGTTAGTCCCCCTGATTTCACTTGCCTCGGGGTGGACGTTGCGCGAAGCGGATTGGACAAAACAGTCTTGGCACATCGCCATGACCTTGTCATTACCGAGCTGAACAAGTACACTCGCATGGATACGATGGAGACGACAGGATGCGTAGCGGGAGTTCTTCGGAACAAGGGCGGCTATGCCATGGTCGACGTAATCGGTATCGGGGCAGGCGTCGTAGACAGGCTCCGCGAACTCGGGTTCGAAACGTACGCATTCAACGCGGGGCTACACACGGATGTAACGGATGTGTCTGGCGAATTGGAGTTCCTGAACACAAGGTCAGCTGCATGGTGGAATACCCGTGAGCTGCTTAACCCTGCGCACAAGTTGCCGACAGCAATTCCGGACGATGACGACTTGATAGGGGACCTAACAACCCCGCACTGGCGAACAACTAGCGCTGGCAAGATTCAGGTAGAGTCGAAGGACGATATCCGGAAGCGCATCGGTCGAAGCACAGATGCCGGAGACGCAGTTGTTCAGTCCTTCTGGCCCACTGACGTTGGCGGGGTTGAGGTTGTCATGAGCGACTTCGACGATGTTCACATCAGTCCGTACTGACGAGGGGACCAACAAATGACACTCGTGGCTGAGAGCGGAAACGGTCGGGGTCGTCTTGGCGGACTTCAGCGATTGACGCGTACTGAGCTACGCGAAGTGGTTGCCGGACAGTACATGAATGAGACTCTCCTGCTGGAACGGTTGGACGAGCTTGAGCTTGAGCTGGAGGATGCCAGCTGGATTCGCCAGATGTCCCAGGCCGAACAGGAGTTCTCAGCCAGCGGGCTTCAGCGCCTCATTCAACTGAGTCGGTTGATGACGCTCAAGAACCCCCTTATCGACCACGCTGTTCATATCCAGGCAAACTACGTTTGGGCCCGAGGGGCTACTTTCACCGCCCCCAATGAGCAGGTGAACGACATTGTTCAGGGCTTCCTGAATGACCGGAATAACCTGGCGGAGTTCACGTCACATGATGCCAGAGTGGGCAAGGAAGTCCAAGTTCAAATTGAGGGCAACCTGTTCTTCGTCCTTTGGACGGATACTGAGACTGCTCATGTGACAGTTCGTACTATTCCGGTAAACGAAATCTTGGCTGACGACGGTATCATCTACAATCCGGAGGATGACCGCGAAGTCTGGTTCTATAAGCGCCGGTACCACACCAAGGTGTTTGACTTCACAACCGGCCAGTACAAGAAGAAGCGGGTTACAACTTACTACCCCGACTGGCGTTACTTGCTCAAGGTCGAGGAAGAGGACCTTGATGTCGTCGATGTCATCGGGGCTTCTGGCTCAGAGCACTTCGGCAATGTCGAGTGGGCTGCACCTGTCTATCACCTGAAGACGGGCGGGCTCCCAAACTGGCGATTCGGGGCACCGGAAAAGTACAGCGCGTTTGCGTGGGCAAAGGCAGTCACCCGAGACCTTGAGGACTACGCAACCCTGCGGAGAGCTTTAGCTCGCTGGGCATGGTCACTTACTGTCCGCGGAACTAACTCTGTTAAGGATGCCAAGACGCGTCTCGGGACCACTCGGACATGGGATAGTCCGAGCGAGGGAAACCCTCCGCCAGTCGCAGGGTCGACGTTCATTAACAAGCGACTCCCGGATGGCACTAGGACAGCAGACCTAGAACCTATCCGAACAGCAGGAGCTGCTCCGAACCCCGAGGAGGGGCGTCGACTCTGGTTGCTGGTTAGTGCGGGGACAGGTATCCCAGAAACCATCCTTGCGGGCAATGCCGAAGCAGGTAATCTGGCGACAGCGAAGACACTGGACAGGCCCACCGAACTACAGATGCAGAACCGGCAGACATTGTGGGCAGATACGTTCCGTGATATCCTGGGGTACGTTATCTCCAGGACGAAGACGATGACCAACAAGATTCCGGACACCATCGACGTCCAAATCCGGAAGATTAACCCCGAGACCAGGGAGGAAACGGTCGAGTCTGAGACGCAGGAAATTGACCTCTCAGTCGCCGTGGAATTCCCGTCCATCTTGGAACGTGAGGTTGCACAGCAGGTCACCGCCATCATCGACGCAGCTACGCTGGGCGGAAAGAAGGCAGCCCAGACAATGCCGGACCGCATCCTCGTGGACCTGTTGCTCCGCGCCCTCGGGCTAAACGAGGAAGTAGGCAACATCCTCGAAGAGATGTTCCCTGACGGCTCAATGTGGTTTGCTACTGATACCGAACCCGAAGAGCAGGTCGTCGGCGAAGGAGCCGAAGGGACCCTAGAGGAAGAAACCGCTGAACTCGAACTCCCGGACCTCAGTGACCTAACCGAATCTGGTTTCCGCCAGGGCCTAAAGGCCTTCCGTGAAGCGCTCCTCGAGCCTGCCCCCATGAGGTCGCGAACGAAGAAGGTCCGGGTCCGAAAGGCTTAACCGGTGCCGTATAGCATTGCCCGGTCACGTACCTGTCCGGTCAGTAAGCCCTGGGCTGTAATGCGTACCGGGACAATGCGCCGTATGGGATGTCACCCGACCCGGCACGCAGCGATGAACCAGGTGAGTGCACTCCATGTAAACGAGGCACTCCAGCTTGTCCATGAGGTGGAAACCCATCTTCATGTCAAGGACCCAACGGTAGCTGAAGCCCAGTTGCTCCTGGAAGTCCTGGATAGACGCAGGAAAGTTAGGGCAACAGACCCGCTCGAACCCTCGCTTACCAAGACGGCCCAGGCATTCCTTGACACTGCTCGGAAGGGTATTGTCAAGGAGATGGAACGTATCCTGAAGCGGGATAAGAAGGTACTGGAACAGTACCATGCATACCTAATCCTCAAAATCAGGGTCGCCCAGCGGCTCTTCGCTGCGGCTAAAGACGAAGCCGAACTTCAGGAATCTACTATTGAGGTTGAGCATCAGCGTTTGTCCCAGGATTGGTTCCGAGACCCTGAGACCGGAGGCGGACTTGACGCCTTCGGACTTGATGCTCTCTCACGCCAGGACTTCGGGACCCTAACCTTCGACTACCAGTCGTCAGCCGAAGACGACATCGAAGATGAACTGGTAGATGAACAGGCTCGTCAGGCACGTCTTGAGAAGTGGGAACGCTATTGGGACGATAAGTCCTTTGAGGCCGTTAATGCGTGGATTGAAAACGTTATGGGTGTAGCGCCTGGGCAAGGTCCAATTTACGGGCTAGGTATGGGCCTTATCGACCAGGGCGGGAAAGCTTACGATAGTGCGAGTAAGTCGACGGCGAAGGACTTGGGTCTCTCCCCGACGCCGTTTGGCCTGCCTAACCCACGTGCAGTTGGATGGATGTCCCAATATGCTGCAGACACCGTAACCGGCCTGAACAATGCAACACGGGACCTCTTGCGTGAGGAACTAACTGCGGGGATATCAAACGGCTTTGCGTGGTCAACCATGCGCAATTCGCTCAAGGACACATTCGGGTTTTCCCGTGACCGGGCACAGATGATTGCGGTAACCGAACTGGCGTATGCCTATGAGCAGGGTAATGCACAGCCCATTGAGGCGATGGAAGCCTTGGGCCTCGTGATGGAGAAGTCCTGGTTAACAGTCAGCGATAACCGGGTTGACCCAATATGTGCAGCGAACCAGGCGCAGGGATGGATTCTGAACGCTCAGGCGTTTACGTCGACTCACGGGATGCCGCCTGCTCACCCGAACTGTCGGTGTACAACGCTATACCAGCGACAGAAGGCTCCGTGTTCAGAGGGCGTTCCTATTCAGGAGTCTTTCAGACTCCTCGAGGCAGTAACAGTCTGCAAGATTCCACTGGCCCAGGTAACGGCAAAAGCGGGCACCAAAAAGGCACAAGCGCAGGAGCTATTCCTGCAGGGTAAAGACACCAAGACGATTGCGGCCGAGATGGGAATGTCTTACCAGCAGGCTTACCAATACACCAAGGACTTGAAGGGTCAGGGTCCGCAAGTCCCGAGTCCCCTCAAAATTCTTACCGGGCCAGAGCCAGAGCCAACTGCTCCTACTCCTGCAACAACGGTTGCAGCGGTAACACCTCCGACGAAAGCAAGCCAACTAGCTTCTACCCTGGGTCCGAAGGCGTACACTACAAGCTACGGACAGACCATTACCACACCTGAGGAGGCATACCAGCTTTACCAGGCACACTTAATTGGCAGCGAAGAGCTGGTTGCTGCCAACAAGAAGCTCGGTGTTGCAACTCCTGTCCTCCCTGGACAAGTCCCAACTACAACCGGTGCAGTAATAGATGATGTTCCGAACTGGGGGAAGGTCCAGGTTGTATCGGTTAACCCGGATGGGTCTGTTGTCGTAAGCGCCCTGAATTACGGGGGGGCTGAGATAGTCTTACCACCGGGTGCCCTATTGCCGAAACCGAAACCGAAACCGAAACCGGTGTTCGTACCGGTGACTACGGGCCCCCGAACCGGCAGTGCTACACCTGCACCAATTCCGAATGTCGGGATTTCCTCAGGCCCACTCAAGTTGCCGCCAGTAACTGCAGGAACTGCGGCGCAGGACTTCGACCTCACGCGGAAGGTAATCAACGGTTCGGACGACTCAACGCAGGGCTGGGGGCGGGCAGACGCCAGTGCGTACAAAGCACAGGTTGCGAAGAACTTGGCAGAGGAAGTTATACGTCGGATACCCCTTGATACGTACAAGAAGTCGAGCTGGGCAACACGGACAACATGGTCCGTCGGTGCAGTTCCTTCCGGGAAAGACTGGGAACGCGGTTCGGCGAACTTTGTACAACAGGTAACGAGTGCAGTCGTTAAGACGTGGGCATCGACATCTTGGGATACTCACCCTCTTTCAATTCAGTTCCAGCGTGCTGTTCAGGAGGAATTCGGACTCCCTCCGTTGCCTTCTGGGCGCTTAACCGGTGAGACACAGGACCTATGGAACGGAAAGGTCACGGCGTTTACCCAGGCTGCATTCGGGGTCGGAGACTTTTCGGATGACGACCGAGCCGTTCTTCGGGTCATTGCAAGGGCTATGTATGACCAGACACAGGCTGAACTAAAGCGTTTAGGTATTAAGACCCTTCCCGTAAAGCGTGGAAGCAGCGGCAAACGCGGTGTTAAGAGCGGTAATACCATTCGTGTTACAAGCAACCCTGCCTCTTCTTGGTCGCTTAACCGGGAGATTGCTGCTATCTTTGCTAGTTCGAACAACGGTGTTGTACACCATTCCAATGTCCCGGCCGAACGAATCTTGTCCTTTCCCCGTACCGGGTCAGGATGTTTGGATGAAGAAGAGCTTGTTGTCTTGGGCGGCGGCGAGTTCAAGGCTTATGTAACATCACGATGACAGACAACGTCGAAGTAACAGTTGACATCGACGACAGTGTTGATAACCAAGACTGGACAAAACAGTCATGGGACCTCTCGACGGACTGGAGCGGGTTTCTGGCTGACATCCGGACCTTTGGGGCTACACCCAAAGATGCTTTCCTGAACTTCATGAAGCTTCCTGCTGGTCAGGCTATTCCGCGGAATCTGTTCGAGCGGGCAGTTAAGGAGTTCGGTATTGGCAATGAGTGAAAAAACGAAGGCGGAGGCCAGTCAAGAAGATGGTGTACTAGTTTGTAGTAAGTGGCGTAAGTGCTGCTGTCAACGAGCTGATGACGGACATTGTTGGGGATGCGGCCAGTCTGAAACTGTCCATGTGAACCCCCGGGACGAAGAGAAAGAGGTAGTCTTAGATGGAAGCCATTGACGTTACTCCGGAAAACATCACCTTCGCTGTAATGCTTACGGCAGCTGGAACAGGAATTGCGGCTGCTATCATTACCGGGCTGGTGACTCTTATTGGGCGGGTGTTCCCGCTACTGC